CTTAAGGGCGGCAAGTGGCATTTCCTTGTATGCCACAAGACTCGCCATATAGCGCGCCATTCAAAGAAGTTTGTATTCACTGGCACAACTACGCGCATCCGCAAGTACGTCCCCGCCTAACGGAGCAGATATGGACCTCGCGCAACAACTCGAACAAGCCGACGCAGACCGCGTTGACGGCATCACGACCGACAAGCAGTACCTGGAGCGCCGTGCCGAGATTGTGGCGCGGGCGTTAGACCTTGATGACGCATATGACCGATACAAGGAGCGTGCGCTCCTGAGGGGGATGTGATGGAAAGCGATCTTTCTGACCTGTCACGTAGAGAAGACGACTTGGACGACGGGTGCGTAGGTCCCAATCCTATCGCGTGGTTCTTCGGGATTCTCGGCGCTTATGCCGTCCTTTCGATCATCTGGATACTGATATGACCCAACAATGGAAGCTTGTCCCGGTTGAGCCGACCGAAGAAATGGAGGCGGCGGCCGTTGGCGACTACGAGCAGTCTGGCGGCACGTATCGGAAGTCAGCCTACGCCGCCATGCTCGCCGCTGCCCCCACCCCTCCCGCCAGCGCACAGGACGATGCGAAGCACAAGCGGCCGGACTGGATGACGTGCGCAATGCGTCACCGCATGGTGACGGACAACCTGCGATTCAGCGCATCGCATATGCGCGACAAAGAAAAGCGCTGCCGAGCCGCCTACCAGCAGGAATACATGGGCGCACCTATGCGCTGGCTGGCGGGCGTGTACGCCGATGCTGCGGCGGTGTTTGAGGCCAAGCTCGCCGCCCTTTCGGCCTCTCAGCAGCAGGAGGGGTAGACATGGGCGACATGGGAGATTTCTGGCGCGATGTGAAGCCAGCCATGAAAGAGCGCAGCCAGCAAAAGCGGGCCGGCAACCGCGAGCAGTCCGCGCGATCTCTGACGGACGCTGGCATCCAGTTCCTTAGCCGGAACGCCGGGGCGCATTTGATCGTGATCGGCGCTAACGGCCACACCTACGACTTCTGGCCTGGCACCGGCCTATGGCGCATGCGCGGCAGCACCAGGGACCATCGCGGCGTGCGCAGCCTGATCCGTGCCGCCCAGCCCACCACCAAGGAAAGGACATGACCGACAACAACACCCCCGCCCCGGCGCCGAAGGATGCCGTGCTGACGGATGACGAAATCCTCGACGCCATTGCTGTATCAGCGAACTTTGACGAGTTAGATAGGGCCGCTTGGAGTCCCGAGTCACTGGCGCTGGGGCGCGCCATCGAATCCGCCCTGCTGTCCAAGCTGGGCGCCCCTGTAGGCGGTGAGCGGGAGACGACCGCACCCGTTACTGGCGTGGCACAGTACACGAAGAAGCCCGTAACAATCAGTGCAATCCGTTGGAACGGGAAGAATCTGCGGCAAGTCATCGCCTTCACTGATGGGCCTCCCGAAACTCGCACGATTCACGCAGGGATGGCCTGGGAAAGCTACGAAGGCCTTGTCGGTCGCGGAGGCCTGAAAATCTATACGCTGGAAGGGGAAATGCTCGCCAATAAAGGCGACTGGATCATACGGGGGGTCAAAGGCGAGTTCTACCCCTGCAAGCCGGACGTATTCGTTGCTACTTACGAACCGGCAAGCGCCCCTGTAGCCGATGAGCTGCCCGAGTGGGAGCAAATCTCGGCCAAGCTGGAGCGCGACGAGACGCTAACCCCGCTGGAATTGTTCGTCTATGACAACGAACCGGCAGGCGACGACGACGCTTGGCGCGACCAACTTGCCGCTGCCCTGGCAAGCGCCCCTGTAGCCGGGAACGCACTTCAGGTGGCGACCGTTGCCATGCAGCTTATCCGCCGTTCGGCGCTGAACGCCTTCGACCGCCAGCAACACGACAAGCTGGTTCAAGACTTTGCCGCGCTACACGAGCGCCCGGCCAGCGAGGCGCAATGCTCCTGCCCCAGCGGCGACGGCTCCCTGCGTCATCCGTGCTCGGTGCACCAGGCCAGCGAGGCGGTGCGCGATGCCGAAGACGCCGCACGGTGGCGATGGGCCACAACTGTCGATGACAACGCTGAAACGCTCCATTCCATCATGCTGTGCCACGGCGGCGACCAGCGGAAGATCAATGAGCGCGCAGACTTTTACCGCGCAGCCCTGTCCGCGCAACCGGGCGCGCAGAAGAACGGAGGCGGCGATGCCTGATATCCGCGTCAACTTCGGCGGCGGCGTGGCGATCCTGACCGTCTCCGGCGACTACAAGCCCGGCGATCCGCCGCCCACCGGCTACAGCGCGAGAGAGGATTGGTTTAACGCGCAGATCAAGGGTGGTCTGCGCCAAGTTGAATGCCCGCGCTGCCGCCGCTGGGCGTTCCCTCAAGAGCTCGCACCGGGCGGTCGCATCTGCAAGCCTTGCGCCCACCCCGGCCACAAGGATGGAGGGGCTGTCTATGAATGACCTGATCACACGCCTGCGCGAGAACGCGGACTTGGACGCAGCAGAAGGCGGCAACCCGGAAGTGATCGCGCTGGAGTTGGAGGCCGCCGATGTTATAGAGCGCCTCACCGCCCAGCTCCGCGAGTGCGCCGAAACTCTCGGGGCCGACCTGATCGACGAGCAGCGCGCCATGCGGGCCTATGCCGATGCAACGAAGCTGCTGGATGAATTGAAGGAGAAATGATGCGTAAGGAAGACTTAGACGCCATCGCAGAGCGCCAGCCGTATTGTCGGAACTTCGGGGAGAGCGTCAGCTTGAGCCGAGCCGAAAGGGATGGGCTGGTGGCACTGGCGAAGAAGGCAGTAGTGTGGAGGCGATGCGATAAAGAAGTTCCAGATACCGATGTCTGGCTGTTGGTAGCCGGGATGTTCGATGGTCCGCATGATTGGCGAACTCGTCAGGGCTTCTATTCTGGCGAGACCAAGACATGGCATGTATCGAATGCTTCCTGGAAGCCTATTTATTGGGGCTACATGCCAATCTTTAACGCAGACGCCGAGATGGCGAAGGAGGGAACGTGAAGGTAGCTGATCTGGAAGGAGCACTGCTGGACGCTTGGGTTGTCAAGGCGTTGGGCGGGTATCGAGGTCCTTACCAACTGGTCAAAGATGGGCGGCCAGAGAAGAACTGTCTGATCTTTCCTGACGGCGTTCCGTTCCGCGCGACCACCGGCAACCTGATGCCGTCGTCCGATTGGTCGCACGGTGGACCCATCATCGAGCGCGAGCGGATCCGCCTACACCACAGAAGCGACGGAATTCCCTGGGCGTCCCAGATATTTGTCGATGGGAACTCAGTGATGCCGATATACGGCTATGGCGATACGCCCCTGATCGCAGCCATGCGCGCCTACGTGGCCAGCAAGTACGGAGTAGAAGTACCCGATGAATGACCAAATCCAGCGCGTGCTGGAAGTAACCCGCAAGTATTGGATGCCCGCCTAGCCCGGGCTTTGTTTTGGAGGCAATATGAAGGAATGGGGCCTGTTTGTATTGATCACTATCTGGGTAGTTCTTTTCTCTGGGACGCCTGATCTACACGACAAGATCATGGACTTGTTAGATCGGCAAGCAGTGTGCCAGAAGGGTTAATCGTCCATCCCAGGCCAATCGCATAGGCGAGCCCCCAGCTCGTTATGATAGAGTATCTGACGGGCTGTAGAGTCCGTCAGCACATCTTCTGGCTCGATGAAGATCATACGAGCTACCAAGCAGAACTCAGCCCCCATCGGCTCCCTTGTTGCGCATCCACTTGCGCCGAAGCTCAGCAGCAGCCCCACCGTCAGGCATCCGATCAATCTTGGCTTGAACATGGCTGCTTTCCTTGGCGGCTTCTACCGCCTGCTTGTTGATCTGATCTCGCACTTCCTGTTTGCCGTCAGCTTTGCCCTTCATGCGCACACCGAAGTACGTCAGGACGATAGCAAAGCCGCCAGCAAGATAGGGCCAGAATTCAGCGATTAGAGCGGTCATTTCGTGTCCCTCAATGCGATTTTAATGGCTTCCTTGGCGTCATAACCCTGGAACACCAGGGACTCAGCAGCACGCCGACGGCGCAACCCCAGGAGTGATACGCCGCCTGCTAGTGTCCAGCGCTTGAATTGATCCGCAGCGCCTTTAGGATTGCCTGCGTTGAGCATCTTGAGCAGCGTGGACGACTGGAATGCGCCTACCCCTAGATTGTAGGCAAAGGACACGCAGGCGTCGAAATGGGCCTGAGAGTACGGCACCTTGATTGCATCCTTCACGCCAGGCTCAAATTCGTCGTAGAGATCCTTTGCCAGCAAGCGGTCAGCCTCTGCCTGCGTGATCTTCATACCCGGTTTGACGCCCTTAGTCGTTCCCCAGCCGATGGTCCAAATGCCCACCGAATCCCTATAAGCCTCCAGCTTGCAGCTTTCATAGTGCTTTATCAGAGTCATCCCGTTCTGGCTGATTAAGCTTGGGCTGGTGAATGCCTCTGGAGAGGATACCGATTGCGATGATTGCGTAGCTTGCCCACTGTACGAATTTCGGCGGAACGACAGCCTTGAAATCAACCGGAAGAGCGTTCCAAATATCGATTGCATGTTGCGGGAACTCCAGAAAATAGCCGCCCACCAGAACCCCAAAGGTGGATATGCGGACCGACCAGAACTTCCAGAATAACCGCCATTGTGGGATAAGTCTCATGTTTACACCCTATTCCTCGATGATGGATTTTGAAACATCGGGGATCCCCTTTTTTACCATCGAATTGATGAGACGGCGTTCCCAGTCTTTGCGCTGATTATCCTGTTTTATCAAAAGCACATCGGTCTGGATGGTGCTTATGCTCGCCATCATAAATTCGAGCTTATCCACGCTCTTATTGGCATACCACCAATAGCCCCCACCCATGAATAAAACCACGGCGATTGCAGCCCGCAGCGTGGACTTAAGGCCGAACATTTCCCGCTCTAGCGCCGACACTCGGCCCTCTATGCTCGCCGGGTTGACTTCCATGTCTACTCCTCAGGTTTTGGTGCAGGCTGGTTTAGCCCAAGCGGATCAGAGTAATACGGCGGTTCATCAACCCATTCCGTATAGCCAAGGTCAGGTTGCGGCACTTCAGACCATCCGCCGATTTCTCCATTTGGATCAACGTAAGGCATCTTTAATCTCCTAGAAAATCGGTGTACCACTCGGTGTTGATATTCAACCCGTTAGCGGGTAGAAATCCTGCTGCACCGCCAAAAAGTTGAGCCGAAGGGTTAGTTACGGCTTCGCAAATGCCTAGCCCTGAAATCCCAGGACCAGACACGGTAATCGCCGTTACACCCGATGCAACCCGCGTTTCATCCGGCGCGTACAAAAGATAGGATGTTGTTCCACCCGGGTTTGCATTAGAAAAAACCCGAGCTTTTGCAATGGTGCTGAACCCTGGAGGGGTGCCCATATTGACAGCTGCGATTGTGCCGTTATAGG